TTGTACTTCGTCATCGCCGTGGCGAGGTTCGCGATCTGGACGCGGTTGAAGTTCGCCTTGGTCGAGGTGACGTAGTTGGCGTAGTTGGCGATGGTCGTCTGGGCGAGGACGGCGTCGAACAGGGACTTCACAGTAGCGTTGGCCATCGGGGCGATGAACACGCGGCGAAGCATGTCGAGGCTGATGGTGGCGACTTCGGTGTCGGTGAAGGCGGTCGCGACGTACTTGTGGTCGGACAACGTCACGGCGACGTCATGGGAAACAGCGTCGGCCGGAACGAAGCCGGTGGCGCGGTCATACGTCGAGGCGGTGAAGGCGTCGGCGTAGCGGGTGTGGACGACCTGACCCTTTTCGGCCACATAGGCAGACAGGTCACAGGTAGTGATTTTATTGAGGGGCGCGAGCATCGGCACCAGGGTGCGCAGCGTTTCGGCGGCGACGAACTGGGGAGCCAGGCCCTGATTGAGAACGGAGTTGCTCATTTAGGTATGGTGTGGGTTGAGATTGGGGGGAAAGGGGAAATTACTTGATGCCGAGGTGGGCCACGATGGCCGCACGGTTGGCGTTGTAGAACGCTTGCTTCTTGGCCGGGTCCTTCATGGCGCAATATTCGGTCCAGACTTCTTCGGGGGTCTTCTGGACGGCGTTGTCGGCGGCGCTGATTTCGACAGGCTGGACGCCGACGGAGGCCACGATCTTCGCGGCGACCTTGCCGACAGTTTCGATCTGCTTGGAGGCTTCGGCCTTGAGGGCTTCGGAAGCGGCGAGGGCCTTGGTCAGTTCCTCGACCTTGGCGATGGCGGCGTCACGCTCGGCCACGGCGGCGGCGGTGGCTTCGAGCTTCTCGGTGACGGCCACGTATTCGGCGGCGAGCGTGTCGTTCTTCGACTTCAGTTCGCTCATCTCCTTCGCCATCGCTTCGGCATCGGCCGACTTGTTGGTGAAGGCGGCCTTGAGGGCCTTGAGGGATTCTTCGAGGGTCATGTCGCTTTGGATTGAGTCAACGCGGCAGTCAAGCGACGCCCCTGGACTTGTGGCGCTTGTGCTTGGACTTGTCGTCCGTGTCGGAGTCCGTATCGACGGCTTTTTCGCCGGCATCGGCTTCTTCGTCCGCGTCTTCCTTGGCCTTTAGCTCCGGGTCTTCTTCGGGATCATAGTCCGGGTCTTCGGGGTCGGAAGGGTCGCCAGCCTTGGCTTCATTGTCGCCTTCGCCTTCCTCTTCGCCTTCCTCGGCGGAGGGCTGGGCAGGGACTCCGTCCTTCTTTTCGTCTTCAGCGTCTTCGTCGGCCTTGACCTTGGGAGGGAGTTTTCCGGCGGTCGCCTTGAGGACGTTGGCCTTGATGCCAAGCAGCGCGCGGTCGGAAGCCATGCGGGTCGTGCCGTAGTCTTCGCCTTCGTCTTCTTCGGCCTCATGGCCGACACCTTCGGCGCACTCTTGGCGTTCGTCGTTCTCTTCGTCGGCTTCCATCTGGGCGGCCACGGCCGCGTTGAGGGACTCCATCAGCTCGTCAAAGCCGTTGACCAAGGAAGTGACAAGGCCAGCCTCTGCCGCCTTCTTGCCGGAGAACGTCTGACCTTCCATCGACGCGTCATCCACGAACTCGCGGACGCTTTTGACGGCGGCCTTGAACTCGCCGTGGATTTCGTTGACCTCGTCCTGAAGCATCTTGCGCTGGTTGGCGTCGAGGGACGTGCCAGGGATGCCGGCGCCCTTGAACAGGCCGGACTTGATGACTTCCATGCGGACGCCTTCCATCTTGTAGGCTTCGGAGCAATCGGGGTAGGCGATGTAGACGCCGACGGAACCCACGGTCGAGGAGCCGGTGGCGTAGAAAGACGACGCCTGACTTCCGATCCAGTAAGCGGCCGAACAGCACTCGGAAGCCGTGAAGCTGATGACTTCCTTCTTGGAAGCCTTGATGCGGTTGGCGAGTTCGGGGACGCCGACGGACGTGCCGCCAGGGGAGTCGATGTCGAGGATGATGGTCTTGATAGACGGGTCGCGCTCGCACTCTTCGAGCATCTCTTCGACGTCGGAGATGTCGCAGCATCCGCAAAGGGACTCCAGCTCCGAGAGATTGGAACCGATGGTGCCTTTCACCGGCACGATGGCGAACGGCGGGAACTTCTCCAGCGTCTGCTTGGCGCCGAAGATGGCGGCGAGCATCTCGCCCATGTCGGACATCTTGGCGGACATCGGGATCTCCACGGAGGCGCAGCGCTCAAGGAACGCTTCCGCCTGGGAAGGGTTGATGAGCAGCGGGCGCTTGCTCTTGAAGTCTTGGGATAGGGAACGCATTTTATTAAAAGGGATTAGGGGTTGTCTTGCGGGAACATCGGGGTGAACGGCGCGTTGGGCGCAGCGCCTTCGTGGGACGCCGTCGTCTCGTCGATGTTGCCTTGGGGGTTGGCGGACGGTTCGTAGACCATCGAGACGGGGACGTTGAACTCCTTTGCCGTGTCGATAATGAGGCGAGCGTCGGCCGCGCGGCGGCGGATTTCTTCGCGGGGGTCCATACCCATCTCTTGGAAGTGATCGGACAGGGTCTTCAATCCCGCTTGGATGTCGGCGAGGTTGGCGGCGGACTCACGGCCGGCATCTACGGTGACGCGGCGGGGCGTGACCCAGTTGACCTTGGTGAAATTGTCGTTGGCGGGAAGGTCGCCGTTGGAGATGGCCGTGCCGATGACGTAGGCCCAGACAGGCGAGAGCATCCGGGTCATCAGCATATGCTGACGGGCCCCGAAGGCCCGCTCGGCTTTGCTTACCACTAGCCGAATGGCGCTGCCTCCGATACCGTTAGGGTCGGAAGTGAACTGGTACGGAAGTACGCCAGCAGCCGAGTCTTTCTGAAGATGCTCGATGAAGCCGGTGAAGGTGGCGTTCGGGCGGTTGCTCTGGAAGCTCGTCAGTTCTTCGCCAGGGGCGAGGGAGAGAATCTTGCCGCCGATGAATGAGCCGACTTGCTCCGGGTTGTTGTAAACCTCGTTCGGGTAATCTTGCGGCCGCATGCCGAACGCTTCAAAGTCGGAAGCCGAACCGTCAAACTGCGGATTTTCGCGGGTGATCGTGCGGACGATGTCACCGTTGGCCTTCACTGCGACCTTCTCTTGGGAAAGGATTTCGAGGATGTCGATCAGGTTGTTGATGCTATGCTGCATCGGGCTGAAGCCACGCGCTCCCGAAGCCGTCTCCGGGTGATAGACGTGCAGGATGCTATTGGACGGGATGAGGCGGGTCGTGCCGTCGGAGCGGATGACCATATATCCGACAACGGCGCCAAACTTGTTGAACATCACGCCGTCCCACATTCCATCAGGGACTCCAGCGGCTCCGGCCGACGTGCCGACGCGGTGGCTTTCAATAAGCTGGATGAGCGGGGAGCCGTCCGTGGCGTAAGTCTTGAGGACAAAGATTTCGCCGTCCACGTCCACCTTGCGGCAGACGAGCTGCTGGCACTCCCAGAAATTGAAGCGGCCAGTGATTTCGCAAGGACGGTTTGCCCACTCGGAGAAATACTTCTCGGCCAGTTCGTCCCACGCGGCGTCGCCGCTGGCGGCTTGGGCGCGGATGCCGTCGGCCACGGAATACATCACATTATCGGCGACCATCTGGCGGACAAGACCGGCGTTGACCGACAGCCAGCGCATCTTGCGCGTCAGCTCCTGGCGGTCGAAGACCGTCATGGTCTTCTTCATGTCCGCCGGCCAAGGCGTGTTGATCCACGAACGCTTGTTGGAATACTTGGCCGCCTCGAACTGCGAGAAGATGCCGGAGCCGCCGCCGCCGACATCCGAACGGGCCTTCAAGCCCTTTTTGTTGGCGTACGCCTTCACGTCGCGTACGGCTTTGCGTACGGCCTTCTTGATGCTGGGCTTCTTGGGGGCGGACATAAAGGGGTCAGAGTCCTCGGAAGTTCCAGAGGCCGTTATAGACGCGGACGCGGTCGATGGAGCCGTACTGTTCCGGGTCCTTGATTTGCAACGCGTAGCGGCACTCGATGAGGACGGATTGCACGTCCATAGGCCATGATTTCGATACGCTGGTGCCGCTGTCGCTGTAACTCATCATGACGCGGCCCGCTTCCATCTGCTCGGCGGCCTTGTCCGCAATCGCTTCGATGCGGGCTTGGGATAGGATAAGGAAACAACCTGTTGCTCGACTCGCCATAGGTCAACGCGGCAGTCAAAAGGGCAAAGGCCCGCTTCCTCGGATGAGGTCGGCGGGTGCCACCCCCTGAAACCCATGCCCGAGCCGCTTGGAGGCGCACTGATAAAGTGAAGCGGCGACATGAGGTGTCAAGAGTCGGAGTTTGCAACATCCTCCGACGGCGCGGCTTCTTCTCCGACCATCTGTTCCGCCCGCCCGGTCAGTCGCCAAGCCAAGGCGGGAAGGAGGTTGATGACCTCGCAGTCCCAGAAGTGGTTCGCCTTGCCTTGCGCCACCGGCTCCCACAACGGACGGCCGCCAGGGGTGATGACTCGCTTCTCCGACTGCATCTGGGCGACGTACTCGGACGGGGTGTCGTCGGCCTTCGTGTGCCGGCCTTTCTTGATCAGCGTGGACAGGGTGTCTTTCAGGCGAAGGTTGGAAAAGAAGAAGCGCTTGGTTCGCTTGCTGCCGACCGACTCGACGACGGGCGGGGAGTAAGGGCGCAGTTCCGTCTTCATGCCGGCGGGTGTGCGAATCTTCCAGGGGAAGTCGTTACGTTGGTCACCGCGTGTCGCCACCCAGCCGTTGGCAGCACAAGCGGCCAAGACCATGTCCTGCTGGTCGCCGCTGTCCACGAAGACATTGGCAGGATGGACGCCGGCGGCCTTGTGAGTCTCCAGCACTTCTTTCCATTCAAAGCAATAGCCGCAGCTGTGCATCCGGGACCGACCGTCGCCTGACCACATTCGGATGACCCAATAGAAGCCGCGTTTCTGCACGTCTACGCCCATGAAACGCATAGGCACAAAGGTAGGGTCGGCCTTTTGTTCGTCGCTGATCTGGCTAAACGGCGTCGGCTTGCCACGGACAAAGCCGCCTTCCTCGTCCCACTTCGCCCCCATCAGATAGCCGCCGACGTGTTTCTCGACGTTCACTTCGTCGGCCTGTTCGCGGTAAGTCTGGGCAAGGCGCTTCTGGATGAACTCGCGGCGGGCGGAGTCTTCGGAACGGTCTTCGAAGGCCCGCTTCGCTTCGATGCATTCCACCGCCAGCTCGCCCCAGCTCAAACCCCACTGCGCGCAAAGGGAATTGTAATGGTAGCCGCGTCGGTACTTTGGCGCCTTCGGGTTGGTCGATACGTAGCGGCCTGTCTTGTTTAAGTCTGATCGCACCTTGTTGGAGTCCTTGAAATGCGTATCGCACCCCTTGCACTTGTATGTCGTGCCGGCCTTGACCATGTCCAGGTCCCAGCCGTTGGCGCTCTTGGCTTCCGGCGGGTACACGATGCCTTCCCATTCCCAAGGCTGGACGGTCCCGCAGTCCGGGCAAGTGAACGACCACACGCGCTTGTCTGTGGAATGATACCAGGATGACCAGTCGTCGCCTTCGACGCCGCCTTGGCTGACCAAGACGACTTTCGACTGCCACTTGTACGCGGTGACGCGGGCCAGCGCATCCTTGATGCTGCCGTTCGGCCACATCCAGATCTCGTCGCCGAGGATGTAACGGATGGAGCGCGACTGAAGGTTCTTTTCGTTGTTCGCTCCCAGCACCCAGCACGAACTTCCCCGGAACTGGATGACTCCGGCTTTCGGGATGCCTTCTTCGCCGATCAAAGCCTGCATCGCCGGCATCGCTTCCCACAATACTTTCAGACGCGTCTGGAGGAAGTCGGCGCTGTTGCGGTCGATTTCGCGGAGGATGAGCGTCGGGCCTGGAGCAAGGCACGGGAAGATGACGGAGGCCGCTTCGATGAGCCACGTCTTGGACATCTGGACGGCCCCTTGCACGGCGATCTCAAGCACCGTCGGGTCGGTCAACGCTTCGAGCGGTTCCTTCAGCCAGGGTGAGTTCGAGATGCGGAACGGGCCGGCCTTCGGGGAGTATGGGATGCGTTTGACGTTATGTTCAAGAAACGCCACCGCGTCACGGTGCGGATCAGGAGCCAACATCGAGCGCAGCGTGTCCGAGAAATGGTCGACGGCGTTCATAGTCCGCACATCCCTTCGCACTCGGACTTGAAATCAAAGCCGAGCTGGTGTTCGTCCTTATCCGTGAAGTCCACCTCGTCGAGCGGCTTGCAGGACTTGTGCAGATAGACTTCGATGCGAAGACCTCCGGGGTTCTCGTTCTGAAGTCGTCGATAGGTCTTGTCGAACTCGACGGCCTTCTGGAAATGCCCAGGGTCTTCCGTTTTCAGGCGACGCCATTCTTCGTCGTCGTGGAACGGGCAATAATAACAGGCTGAACGGGGCGGCTCAGGATAGCCGTTCTTTGCCATCCAGTCCTTACAATGAGCGCGGGTCATCCGCTTTTCGATAAGAGGCCAGCGATGTTGCGTCCAAGGATTGCTTGGAAGTTTCATGCGCTGCATCTCGTCGTAATAGATGCCCAGCCATTGAGTGACTGTCACTTCTTTCTGGCCGTGTTTGATGCCGCAACGCTGCCGGATTTCTTTCAGTATTGGACCGACCTTGAAGTCGGCCGTGCAAGCGCGACCTAATGCGGCTCTCACTTCTCCCGAAGGCGTAAGTCCGTAGACAGGAATGTTTGAACGCAAGTAGGTAAGGTTGTCCCCATAGATAGACTTTTCTTTCACGCGCACTTTAAGGATTTCTTCCGTCAAGTTCCCTTTGGTCACACGGATCACGGGGAATGGCAATTGCGTCTCAAGCCAATCAAGCCACTTGTAGACGCTGGTCGGTTCGGCTTGCGTGTCGGCGAACACGGCGAAGTCTGGCATCGGGCCAATCTCGCCCTTTGCCGCCATCAAGGCCAAGGCAGATGATTGGACTCCGGCACCAAGGTTGAGGACGTTAAATCGCGTCGGAGAAGGTGGCTCGAAAAAAGACATGGTCAGGCATCTTCGCCCACTCCATCAAACTCGTCAAGGTCGGGAGCCGTAGCTCGAGGGCCGTCGCCGACGACGTCAGTCCCAGCCGCCTCCGACAGCGTCGCCCATTTAGCCAGAAGCTTCTGGACCTTGTCGTCGATGGCCTTGAGCGCCACTTGTGGCTCCTCGGCGTTCGCCTCCGGCGCAATCTCCGTAGGCATCGACAGCAAGTCGGCCTTTATCTCGCCCATGATCTTGGCGAACTTGTCCAGGGCGTGGGACGTCTTGATGAGCTCTTTAGCCTCGACGCGGCGGGCCAAGGCTTCGCGTTCAACGGTCACAAGGGTCTTGAGGATGTTCTGGTAGGTCCCGTAGATTTTAGCCTCTTGCGGGTCGGACGTGTCGCGGGCGATGATGTAGCGTTGGCGAGCCGCTTCCTTCAATTCGCGGTGACGTTGTACGGTTTGCTCGAAGTCGTCGTCCGGGTTGACGGTGGACGCATCGACGACGATGGCCGCGCGCTGCTCGACGCCGCCACGTTGCCCCCGCAGTAATCTGGCTTGCCGCCATTGGTCGGCATCTTCGAGGGAGTCCGTCGGCATCCCCTGGCGGATGAGCGCCGACGCTCTTGCCGCGGTAAAGCCGAAATGTTCGGCGATCTGTTTGTTGGAAAGTCGTGCCATCGGTTACTTGCGTTTGTTTTGGCGGGCCTGCCCGGCTTTTCCCGACCCTTTCAAAAAACGGGGTTTTTTCGCCTCTTTTTCACGAGGTCGCGACCGCGTGGCTGGTTTGCTGGGCTTTTCAAGAGATTCCTTACCGGGGGTGGCAGGGGCGGGCGCGTCATCCAGATTCCGCATGATGCTGGCGACCCTCATGTTGTTCACCTCGTCCTCTGGTCGCATGAAGCGAGACGGAGCAAGGCCAAGACGACGCAATAACTTACGGCACCGCAAGGACACCGCCGCCTTGCTGATGTTGTGCGTCTTGGCGAGGGCCGTCATCCGTGGCGGCTTACCCTCGCCGACCACGATGCGGATGATGTCGGCGTGTAGGCGCATGGCCGGGTCGGTGGACTCATCCAGCCCATCGAGCAGGAAGTGAAGCGTGGCCCGCAACCGTAAGCCAGCCAGGTCAAGCGATGCCAGCCGTGGGTCTGACAGCATAATGTCCTCGGCATCCATCACGTCATCAGCTGCGGAAGGGGACTGGCTCTTCAGCGACATCTCCCGCGTCGGGTTTGAATACGACTTCTCGTCTTCCGCCCGCATGAAGTCGAAGTGCTGACCGTTCATCCTGGAGCGAGAGTCCAGCGGCGTGGCGTCGGCAGGATCATCGGCACGGAACGCACCGGACTCGATGAGCGCCTTGCGTTCGTCAGGCGACAATCGCTTCCACCACCGGGCGTACTCGGCGGACACGGACGACTGTCTGTTGGCTGTCACTCTCCGACATTAGTGGAAGAGTCTGGAGAGTTCTCAACCGATGGCTTGCAACGGTTTGTCCACAATCGGGACCGCACGTCAAACGTGCAAAAGCCAAGCCTCACAAGGCGACTACGGCATGACTTCCAATCGTATCCCTTCCTTGTCCTGCCTCTGCCCAGGAGAGGGACGGTGGCCCGGACCATCCCGACAAACTCCTTCGACGTCATCGAGCTAGGCCACTGACTGACGTGATCGCGTAACCCTTCGGCAAGTCCTCGGTAGTAGTCGTGGGCTTTGGCAACATTCTTGGCTCTGGCTCTTTCCATGCCGTCAGGATTCACGTCCCAACTATGCTTCCACTTTCGGAGGACCTTGAACTTGCCGGCTAGTCGCCAGCCTATGCGCTTGGGATTTCTACGCGGCATAGTCTACTCGGACAAGATAGCGTGCTGAAGATAAGCCGACCGACCCCCCAAGAGGGAGGGATAGGCTTATCAATCCCCTTTAGGGGATTACAATGTCTCAACGTTTTTTGCATGGGGTAGGAAAAGGGGTCTGGAAGGCGTTGTGGCTGGTAGGACCCTTATCGGGCGTCAAACGGCTTCCTAGGCCCCTTGGCGGGGCTGGAATCGGCCTTCGGCTGGGCGGGGTCGGTCACGGTCGGGGCGTACTCCCATCGGATGACGCCGGGTGTCTTGGAATGGCGCACGGTAATCTCGGACTTAAAGTCGCCGTTTTCATCCTTCATGCCAGAGCGGCCTCGGCGTTTGGTCAGGGCAAACTTGAACACGGGGTCGTCCCCCGTCTGGCGTTGCAAGCAGCCGCACTCCCTTACCCAGTTAGTTAATTCGGAAGCCCCAGCCCCAGCATAGGCGAGGTCGGCCACCGTCTGGCCTTCCTTGTCCTTGGCGGATCGTGGCTTGGTCGTGTGGTGGACGAAGACGCCGATGACCCCCGTGTCGAACAATATGGGGTTGATGCCGTGGCGCAGGAAGTTCGTCATCTGCTGTTGGTCAGCCACCTCTATCCCACAAAATGAGAGAAGCGGGTCGCAGAGGAAGACATCAGCGGCGTGTTTGACCGTCAGTTCCCTCATGCGCTTGAGAAACTCCGGGCCGACGGATGAGGTATCGCGGTAGATGTGGAGGTTTTTGGCGAGGAGGCGGGCTTCGTCTGGATAGAGGTTCATTCCTGCCACGATGTCCTGGTATGCTTCGGCCACGTCCCCTAGGTCGTTCTCGGCTTGGAGCATGACGACGCGGAGCGGTCGCTTGGCCTCGATGCCGAAGAACGGACGCTTCACGGCCAGCGAGATCATCATCTGGAGCGACCATGACGACTTGCCGACGCCGGACTGCGAGACGAGCAGCATAGAACCGCCTTTGCAGAGCCATCGGTTGCCGATGACGTTGTTCGGGTCTTCCTTACGCTCGAAGGCGGCCAAGGTTTCAAGCGGCATCAGCTGCGCGGACTCGGAGTCGGTCTTGGCTCCCCTTCCTTGCACGGCCTTGAACGACCCTTCCGCGTAAGCCAGCAAGGCCGATGGGTCGGAGGCTGGGTCGGACGCCAAGGCGGCGACCTTCTCGGCCGTCCTAGCCAAGTGACGGAGGACTGATTGCTGGCGGACGATGTCAGCCCATCCGGGGTTGTAGAGCGAGGCGCCGACATCGCTGGTCATCTTGCTGACGACGTGGGCGTCGGTCGTGGCCTTGGCTTCGCGTAGGCGTTGGGTAACCGTCAGTTCGTCGGGCTGGATGCCGTCATGCCATAGGCGGATGAATGCTCCGGCCACTTCCTGATGGCTTGGTTCGTGAAAGTCGGACGGCAGTAAGTCGGGCGGGAAGGGAAGGCCGTCTCGGATCAGGACTCCGAGGAGGTGTCTTTCCGCGTCGGGCGTCGCGGGGATTGGGTTGGGCATGGGAAGATGGCTTATGGCGGGCGGTGGCCGCCTCCGTCAAGGTCGTTTGCGGTAAAGGCGGTTCAAATCGCTTCGGCGGTAATAGGCGTTGAAATGAAGCCCCGATATGCCGCGAGGGGTCTTGAAGTAAGTCGGCTTGATGCCGGCGCGCTGGACGCGACCGAACACGGCGACGTTGGACACGCCTATCTCTACGCAATAGTCGATGACACGGACGAACCCTTTGGGGACCTTGTCAGCCTGGTGTGCGGAAAGGTTGGCGGCGGCTTCCCGGAAAGAGCGGTACGGCTTGCGCAGGCGATAGACGTAAGCGTGATGACATTGGCCGGTCTTGGCCTTGAACTGATGGGGTTGACGGTCAAGCAGCCCGCGCTTGTGCAGCTCGAAGGCGCGCGTCGAGGCGTTCCTAGTATAAGCCACGCCTAGGTCCTGCCTGATCTGCTCGACGGTGGACCAGCCTTTCGGGACGGCGTGGTCGTGCGTATCGTTGAGCGCTCGGAAAAACTGCCGAGGGTCAAACTTCTTCATTTGGTCGAGAACGTCTTGATGTCCGTTTGCCAATACCACTTGCCGTCGCCTAGCTTGTGGATGATCCACGCCTTCCACTCCGTCCCCTTGAACCAGCCGGCGATGAAGCCGTTGTTGTGCTTTGCGGCGTTCAGGCGGTTCTCGGAGTATTCAAGCAAGTCGAGTTGGGCTAAAGCAGGAGCCATGTAGGCGGCGCCGCGTCCGTACTTGGGCAGGTTGACCTGCTGGCCCGTGTGGCCGTGGCCGCAAAGGAATAGTCCGCCTTCCGATCCGTAGAACATCCCCATCTTGGTCAGGTCGCTGCCGATGCCGTGATGTGTCGTGATGGGTCCGATGCGAAGCGGCTTGTCGCGGCGGTAGGGTAGGATGGTCTTGGCTCCGGCCTTTCTGGCGGCGAGGTTGATTTCCTCGAACTTGTCGGCGCAGAAGTCTCGGACGACGGAAGAGCGATGGGAACGGGCCAAGTTCTCAAGGCGGTATTCGTGATTCCCCCAAGTGACGTGGGTCGGTCTGAACCTGGACAAGAAGTCCTTGCCGGCGGCCATGTCGTCGTTGATGGAGCGGACGCCTTCCATCTCGTCCATCGCTCCCTTGCGCAGCGCCGCGCAATCAAAGTGATCGCCCCCGCCGATACGGATGTCCGGCTTGAAGTCTTTGCAGTAGGCGAAGAGGGCGGCGATGCTGTCGCTGTCTCCTAGCTCGCCGTGGTTATCTGAAGCGAAGACGAACTTCGTGACTTTAGCGGAAGCAGACATCGGGGTCTATGGGTTCGGGTTGGAAAAGGTTGTAGGTGGACATCCCTGGCGGCCTATTGAAAGCGGACTTGGTCGGGAAGAATAGCCCGAAGGCGATGACCTCATTCCGCGTCATGCCCATCATCTTGGCCGTGTCGCCTAATCCAAGACCGATGCGGTGGGCTTCCGCGATCAGGACGGACGGGTCGTAGGGGATGGGGTCGGTCTTGTTGTCTTCGCCTTTGTTGCCTTCGATATGCGAGCAGGCCGCAAGGAACCGAGCGCGTGGCAGTGACAGCCCAAGGAGTTCGGCCCGCTCCTCGAATGTCAAAGGCTGGCCCACGGATCAGAGTCCAATCTGGCGGGCAAGGTTGCGTCCTTCGGCTTTGATGAGCTGCGACCTATCCGGCTGGAACATGAGCGACAAGGCAAAGGAATGCTGGCGGATGATTTCGCCGATGGACAAGCCTTCCTCTTCGTTGGCGGGCTCAAGGCCGGCCGTTCGGATTTCCACCGTCACGATGTTCCAACCGAGGCGAAGCAAGTGGTCTTCGGCCACGCGCAGCTCGTTCAGATACCGCCAGTCGGAACAGACGACTACCCCTGTACCGTGGGACGCCGTGAATGATAAGCACTTCTCGACGAACTTAAGGGCGAACACGTCCTTATTGATGCTCCTGGCTAACATTCCAGCCGCGACAAGGAACGGACGGTTTGAGGTCTTGAACGAGTCGTTGAAGAAGTCCACGCCGTCGGCATCGAGTCCAAGGCCGTGGAGATACTGGTTCCCGGCTTCCTTCAGCGCGTCGGCGAAGTTCAGCTTCAGCGCCCAGCCGGACTTTGTCGAGATGCCGGACATGATGCCTTCCGCCAGCGTGTCCTTCCCGCTGCGGGCGTAACCCGTGATTAGGATGAGCGTCGGGGTTGCCATCGGTCAGAAGGGAACGGCTCCGCTGTCGGGGGCGTCGAACGGGTCGGGCTTGGGTTCGTCGGCCTTCGGCTTGTAGACGGCGCGGGCTTCGCTGGACTTGCCTTCGATCTTGACGAACTTGTAGCGATACTGGGTCTTCCCCTGCCAGAGTTCGGGGGCCTCGGTCACTTCGACCTGGACGTTGGCGGTCTGGCCCAAGGCGGGCTCGACGAAGCGGTAGAGGTTTTCGACCGTGATGTTTTCGGGAGGGACGGGGCAATACTTGCCGGAGAACTTACCCACCAGCATGGCGAGGCCTTTAGGCCACTGGGCGGTGAAGTTCTTGGTCAGGCAGTTGCCGTCGCCGTCCATGAAGAACAGGTTGCAGGACGCAAAGCCCGCTTTGTTGAGTTTGAAGCGCTTGGCAATGGCTTCGTCATCCTTCGGCTTGATGAGCTTGAGGACGAACGTGCCGGACGTCGTGATGTTCTTGAGCGGGGGTCGGTCTTGGGGGGTCATAGGATTATTTGCGAAGAAGGATCAGAAAGGCGGCGAAGAGCGTGAGCATTTGCATCACAACGGTCAGCGTCAGTTTGTCGTCGATGCTCATGCGAACGAGATGGGGGTGGCGGCGGTCTTGGACGGAATGTCGATTTCGACGACCTCGGACGGGTAGCCCGGCCATTCGTCCAGGGCGGTGCAACCCTTGTAAGCGGCCACGGCTTGCTCGAAGTCCATCGCGGCGTAAGTCATCAGCTCCGGCCCGATCTGATAGGACGCGGAAAGGCACGGCGGCTCCTTCTCCGTGACGATGAAGATGAAGCCACGGACGCGCTTGCCAGTCTCGGCTTGGTACACGGTACGGTAGAAGTGGCTTTGCAGCGGGTAGCGATAGGAGCGCGCCGTGTTAAGGAACGCTTTGGGACTGGCTTCCTCGCCGGTGGTCTTCAGGTCGATAATCCACTCGTCGCCGTTCTTGTCGGTGGCGATGGCGTCGATGGCGGCCTTTAGGCGGACGCCACAGTAGTCCACCGTCAGCATGAGTTCCGTCACCGTGATGTTGAGGCCGAGGGCCGCGATTGCCTTGACCATCGACATGGCGACGTTGGCGCAGATGCCCCAATCTTCGGCGGGGACGACCGTCTTGCCGGCGGCTCCTAAAGTGAAAGCTTCATAGGCTTCTTTACCGGCCTTCGTCCTTCTGTCGATGTCGTCGGGTAGCATGGCGAAGCGGGAAGAGACCACTTCAGGCTCCAGGACGAGCGCGTGGGTCAGCTGGCCGATGCGCAGCGCCTTGGTTTCTTCGCGGGGGGCGTCGAGGTAGGCTTTGTAGGCCGCCGGGTTCTTGGAGATGAGGATTTTGCTTCCGCTGTAGTTCAAAGCGGAAAGGGCGTCATATTCGGCGCGGGTCTTGATGGTGGGCATGGTAGTGGTTAGGTGGGAAGTAATGCCAGGATGCGGGCGGCGTCCTTGGCTCGTCGCGTCTGGATCGCAAGACGACAGAAGGCGTTGCCGACAGGGAAATGGTCGGAACAGGCGGAAGGGCGGTCGTTGTAAATCTTGCACTTGCCGGAGGACAGGAGCTTCGGGCAACGGTGGACAAGTTCGACGCAATTAATCTCGCCAATCTTGCCAAGGGTTCCCCTGGCGTTCCAATAGGCCAGATGCAGGGGGTCGTCGCTGATCGGGATGATGACCGACTCGCAACAGGCTCCGCGGCAGACTTTACAGGCTTCGCTCACAGCTCGTCGTCTTCGGGTTGTTCGACTTCGGCGCTGATGGAATTGCAAGACTCCATCGCCTTCTCGATGGCCTTGTCGGACAAGTCGAGGTTGTTGCGCAGGACGCGGAGCGAAGTCTGAATGGCCTTGAGGCGATCATAGAGCGGCTTGATGTCCCATGACTCTTCGATGGCCTCGGCGTCGGTGCGCGTGTGCTGGCGCTGGGCGCCTTTGATATGGTCGAGCAAGTGCCGGGTGTCGTCGCCGACAGTCTCGGTCTCGCAGTAAAACTCAAGGAGGCCGAGCGCGGCGTCGATGATGGCGAGGTGTCGGCGGATGGCATCGCGGTTCGTCATGGGGGAAGGATTAGGGTCGGACTTCGGTGAGGGCGAATGTTTTATCGCGGAGGAAGTAGCGGACGTCGGAACGGAGGAGTGATGGGAGGGTCGAGCGGCGCCAATCGGCCAAGGACAGGCTGAAGGCTTTCTCCGTCCTTTCCGCGATCTCGCAATAGGGGACGGCGTCGAGGTAGATGAGCAAGGCGAACGGCTGCGGGACTTGGGCGGCCCGCTTGACGATGCCGGCGGGCGGCGGGACTTGCTTCGGGAGAGGTTTCATTCGGCGATGCCAGGAGGGTGGAAGCGGAAGATGGCGTCTTTGGTTCCGAGGCGGGCGTAGAACTCGATGTGATTGCCGGCGGCGCGGATGCCTTTCTTGAGGAGCTTCCAGAGTTCCTCGTTGAAGGAATCTTCGCTCCAGACGACGAATTCGGGATTCTCGACGCGGCCGTCGATGACCAGGATGAGCGCGTAACAGCGGACCGGCATCTTGGCGATCATGGCCTCCATCGTGACCGGGGCCTTGGCGGGGGTGTATCTCATTCGGTAGGGGGCGGAGGCAGGGGCATCCAGAAGTCTGGTTGGATAGGGTACATTTCTTGAACATGGAATGACCCACATTCCCATTGGCACATAGCCGCCCAGACTTTTCGGTCTGGGAAGTCATCATGGAATCCAGCAAGGAAATATGTCCCATCCTTGGGAGCTGTTTCCATCGGCTGCCAAGCGCTAATTGACATATCTGCGATGATTGATTTGCCGCAAGAAACGCTGGCCTTCACGATAATCGAATCATCCTTATTGTTTGAGAAATGCTTTCTAGTTTCTTCCCAAACCTTTTCCGAAGCCATCAAGGTTTCATACGTTGGCTGTTTTACCGCCCACAATGGGATTTCATAATGATTCGCCATTGCCTCGATGAAAGCATCGTCGCTTTGGTAATTTTCTCGCCTTGGGGGTTGATTGCTCATCATCGGATTTCCCGCTCCCAAAGAAAATAAAGAAGGCAAATCATTAAAGGGATTATGAAAACCAATGCTATCAAAGTGGTTTCATTATTATGCCGCTCCCTGCGAAGAAGCTCCGCACGGCATTCAGGACAATGTGATAGATGGACAGAGTAATAGATATGCCCGGCATTTTCGCACATTACTTCGGCCTCGCTCTTGGAATGAGATTGAGATGCGGCGATCATTGCTTCGGAGGTTTGGGTGAGATGGTTTTAATGTGTTCCAAATGGGAAACCCACATCATTTGAAGTTTTTCGTCTTCCCTCTCTTGTTCAAGGCGTTTCCTTTCCTTCTCACGCTCGATCGCAATCTTGGCGGCTTCGGCGCAAAGGGCGAGGTGTTCGGCCTGTTCGCGGGTAAGGGCTGGCCGACGCCATGCATAAGGGGACATCATCGGATTGGTCCTTTCTGGGAGGCGGGGAGTCGTAAGCCGCAACGGCGGGCGGCGTGATAGACGGAGTTAGGTTTGACACCGAAAGCTTTGGCGGCGGCGCTTGCCTTCATCCGCAGTTCGACGGAGGCGTAGGCGGCCGCCTTGGCCTTTCCCCTGGCGTCTCGGAGGTTCACGGCTGGCGTCCCTTCCATTGATTAATCAAACCCATGACTTCATCGGCCGACATCACACACCACCGGGTGTCTACCCCGGAGCCTGTGTCGATGTCCACAAGGCACTTGGCCTCGTTCTTCGGGGTGATCTGAACAATGCGAGACAACGGTACGATGATTTCTTCGACTTGGTTGGTCGTGATAGTCACAGGAGGGCCACCCCATGCGCTGACTTTTGTCTGTTCTGCAAAGACCCTAATTTTGACAAAGTCGCTCACTTGATGGCCTTGAGGAAGGCGGGCTTGTTGCCGACGATCAGTTCGACCTTATCCGGGGATAGTTCGGACAGGTCCTGGGCGGACTCCGGCAGCCAACCCTTCTTCGTCAGGTATTCGTGGGCGCGCTCGGCCTCGACGGCGGTGAGGAAGGAGAACCAAGGGCCGACAGGTGCGGACGCCTTGGCGGGGCCTTGGCGGCTCGCGGAAGCCCCATCGTCGTCCATGTCTACGCTGATGCCACAGGCCGCTTGGAGGGATTGCCGGCGGATGTAGGTAATCGCGCCGCCGAGCTGCTGGGCGGTCAGGCCGTCCGACTTGATGGCAAGGTTGCCGGCTTCGTGCGTCGTGCCGTCCTTGTGCAGGAAGATGGTCGAGACGCGGACAAGGCCGTCGGCCGAGGACAGGGGGGTGTGGACGGCAAGGTTGTACGCCTTGGCGACCCCTTTGACGGTGTCGAGGATTTCGGCCAAGGACGCATAACGTGACTTAAATGCAGGGTTCACGCGATCGGCGTGGACGTTGCCAACGGCGTTCAGGAAGTCGACGATGTCAGCGCGGGCGGTGTTGGGGGTATCTTTGGGCATGGGTTGGGTTGGGTTAAGAATTGGAGGAAAGCGGCTTGCCGGCAATGGTCGCCTCGATGACGACTTCGGCGCTGTAATCCTTGCGCTTCTTGTCGATGTAGAGCGCGAAGTATTCTTTGCCGGACTTCTTGGTCGCGGTGAGGAGCGACGCGATGCGGTTGTCAGGGAGCAAAACGTACCGCGTGCCAGGGATAGGCAGGACGGGGCGTTCGGCGGTGGAGGTGGGGAGTTTCTTGGTCATGGGAGAAAAGGAAGGGTTAGAAAAGGAGGCCACGGACGGCGGCCGAATGGATCAGCAACGCGTCGGCCGTGTAGAGTGTCACCGCGTTGTCTTTGTAGAGGTCGGCTGCGAGCGTCTTCAAACGGTTCTTCCAAGCGGTGCGTTTCTCAAGCTTCTCGCGCTTGATGCCGACGGCCGCTTGCCAGCGCTGCGGGGGGACGAGGTTGACCTTCCATCCGACCATCAGGCCGGAGTAACGGATGCCGCCGATCTGCTCGAAGAGCTTGGAGATGCCACTTCCCGCCGCTTCGCCCCAGCCACCCTTGGACGGGTATTCAAGATGCATCTCGACGAGGCGCGACTTCATCGCGAACTTCTGGAGAAGGTCAACGAGCTCATCCACGGTCCCCGGCATCTTGATTGCGTGGGTCTTGCCGCCTTCGTTCCACACGATGCCGCCTGACACGCCAGGGTCGATGGCGATGATGATGAACTCGGCTTCCGTGGGCATCCGCTCACTTTGTTGCACCTTGCTTGGTAGACAAATGGAAAAGAGCGGCGACTCTGACGGCGTAGTCGTTAGGGGAGAAACCTCTGGCTTGGGCCGCGCCGAAACCTAGGTTCCACGCCACGGCCAGTTGTTCGGCGGTCGGGGTACGGATGCCGACGCGGTAGAAGCGGTCGCGGAGGATGCGGAGGTGGGCGGCCGCGATCATGTCTTGCCCGGTAGCGTCCCGCCATTTCGACCAGGGATAGCGATAGCGCCCTTCGGCTGCTAGACGGTCTTCAGCGTCCTTCCACGCGGCATAGCCTACCTGATACATTCCCCGCTCTCCGGCTTTGCCAACGGCCTTACGGTTCATGCCGGACTCGACATGGGCGATGGATTCAAGGAAGTCGGCGTCGGTCTTGGCTTGGGCGGTGCAACCGAGGAGCAGCAAGGCGACGACGGTGAAGCGGGAGTTGAGGCTCACGGCTGCTTGCCCTCCTTGGCGGCGTTCCAGTCTTTCATCGAGCCGAACCACGCATCATACTGGAAGTTGTCGGCCATCTCATTGCAGCCGATTTCGAGCATGGATTTATAAAGGCCATCCCCAGATTTGGTCAGCCGCTCGACCTCGGCCTTGAGGCGGGCGTAGTCCTCCCACTTAACCCAGTTGCCATTGGGTTGTTCCTTCGGGCTGACGTAGACAAACTCGTCCTCATCGGTGGCCCAGCTCATGGCGTAGCGGATAGGTTCGCTCATACGCGTCTCGGGACTTGTGATCCGGCGACCTCGAAGCCGTCGAGCTCATAGGAGTATTGGACGCCGACCCAGCCACCGGCGGCAACGTAAGCCTGGAGCGATACCTTCACGGCGCCGTCCTCGTGCAGGGCCTCGTGGTAGTGCGTCAGTATCTTCTTCACGTTGGTGGACGCGATGGCGGCCTTGGCGGAGACGATGTCCCCGGTCATGATGCGCTCATTGACCTCGAAGATTTCGAGTAGCAGGTTCCGCATACCCTCAAGGTGCTGGAAGTTACTCATGGGGGTAAGCGTCAGGGGTGATGGCCGTGCCCTTGATGATGGCGTCGTGCAGTTCAGAAATGCGTCGGCGAAGTCCGGCAATTTCGGCAGACTGGTCTTCGATGACGGACTTCTGGATGTCCAGGACGCGGTCGGTTTGGTCGGCGTAGTCTTTCAAGGCCGTCGCGGCGCTGTGGAGATACTTGGCCGAAGCCCAAGGGTTGAGCCACCAGAGGCGTGGCATGACGGACGGACGGATGACGGTGATCATGTCGGGAGAGTGGGCTAGTGGGTTAGGCATGGGTGGCTTTCTTGCGCGGCTTGTACGCCTTGAGGTTGTTCCAGGATATGCCGAGAATCTTGACCCAGTAGCGCAGGGTTCCGACTTCGACGTCCAAGGCCGAGGCCGCGTCGAGCTGGGACTTGTGGACTTCGTTGAGCGTCCTGATCTGCGGGTAATGACGGGCAAGGCGCTGGGCCAAGAACGGCGTGACGGGGCGGGTGGTCTTGAGCGGAGGTCGGCCGGCGACGGCGACTTCGTTGGTTGTGTTGGTGTATGGCATGGGGGTGAGATTACTTGTTGGCGTTGATTGCGGCCTGATGCTCGGACTCGTACGCGACGACCTTGCCTTCGGTCTCCGACTTCCAAGCGCCGCGGAACTCGGCAACCATGTTGTGACGGTCGGTAAGGGCGGCGAGTCGCTTCTTTGCAATCAACGGGCTAAAGTCGCCGGACGTAGGAGCGTGACCGACAAGGGTCAGTCGGACGCGGCCAGAACCGTAGTCGATGCCGTACAATTCGTACGACGCACGGCTGCCGGCCTTGGCGCGGTGTTCTAGGATGATGTCTTTGACCGTTTCAAGGCGGTCGGGTTCGCTGATCTTGATGATGCCTAGGCTGCTCATTTTGTTGGGCTGGGTTGTGGGTGGAAATTAGCGGGCGCGGTGGGTCTTGGCCTTGACGGTGTCCTGGCCGTTGATGGCCTTGTAGAGCGACGGGCCTTTAGTCACCAGCAGCGCGTTGTAGCCGACAGCGCCGGCGAGGAGAGCGAGGAACAGGAGGACGGTTTTCATGGTGGGAGCGTTGGGAGTGAATTAAAGGCCAAGGGTGTGGATGAGTTGGGCGTCGCTCATGCCGTTGAGGAACGTGGCGGTGGGATACTTCTTCTTCATCGCGGCGAACGCGGCGTCGAAGCCGGGAACGGTTCCGTTGTGCTTGCAAAAAGAATAGCAACCAACCTCAAACTCGTTTTCTTTGATGAAAAGCACTTTTGTGTTCATGTCTTTGCGGACTTTCTTGACCATGCGGGCAAGGTCTTTGGCTTTCGCGGCTTCATCGACCAAGTCATCGACGCGATCTTCAAGCGCCTTGCGGTCGAGGCCGAGGCTGATGCCGTGAGGGTTGAGCGTCACGAACGTGCAACCGCCGTGGCCGTCATTCTCGGCATAGGCGACCTCGACGCCGGCGACGTGGACCTTGGCGGTGAAGCAGTAGGTCTCGCGGCTGAACGTAAGATTCAGTTTGAGGTTCTTGAGGGAGGCGGTGTTGAGGGCGGTGGTCATGTGGATCGTTGGTTGGATTACTCCGACAATGTGGAACACCTTTTCCATTTAGGCAAGAATGTTTTTCCGACTTTGTTGGACGGGGGTCGGTCACGGCATAAAGATACTAGCACCGCGACAGTCAGACCGCGACACCCGAAGGCCCATTTGACCCCTCTGGCTTGCCCGTGGCGGCCTTACTCGCCTTTAGACGGCGCCTTACCCTTGGCGGCGTGTTTCCGCAGCCAGTTGAGCGCCCAATCGACTAATTCCGGGGAAGCGTAAGCCCCTGCCCCCGCCGCTCCGAAAGCCATGCCTTCGCTGTTGAAGTACCCCTTGCACGCGGCCCCGATCAAAACGGCGGCCAGAGAAGCCGTGGCGGTCCGTCGTGCGATGTACCCAAGCGACTGCTTCTCCGTACTGCAAAAGTAACGGGTCAGCCAGGAGGCCGAACCGATGGCGATGCCGATGCCGATGTCGCGGAGGCCGACAGGGACGTCTTCAGGGGTGGGGGGGGTGGGCAAGGCGCTCACGAAATGCGGGGAGGTTTGGAATTGGGCTGCAACAAGACGCGGCGGTAATTCTGGGACCACATGACGTCGCGGAGAAGTTTGCCGGCGCGATCTACTTCCGACTCCGACATTTCCGGGAAGCAAAGATGGACGGCTTCGTGGAGGAGCACCTCGCAATGGCGTTTAGCCGACAATCTGGAATCCAGCTCAATCAAACCTTCGGCAGGAGTACACTGACCCCAAGCCTTCTCTTTTCCGAGGCGTCGCTCGACGACCTTAAACTTTCGGCGCTTGCTCATCGGTTGGAATGGCGGCGGCTGGTTTGAATATGACGTACAGTTCCCCGGCTACGGCGACCAGCAGCAGTCCGCCAAGGGAAGGTAGGAACCACTTGGAGTCGAAGAGGAGAGGCAAGGCGGACAGGAACGTCCCGATGGCGAAAGCGACACCGGAGCGGACGTATTGGCCGATGAGGCCCATGACGAGCGCGGCTACGAAGCAGACGCCAGCGGAGGCCAAGACCATATTGCGGGGACCTTCGGCTTTGACGCGGGCGAGTTCGGCGTTCAGCTCGACGATGCGGGCGTCTTTCATCGCCGACACCCTGGCGGCTTCCTTCTGATCGGCGGCGAGTTTGGCTTGGGCCGCGTCGAGGGAGGTGAGCAGCGAATGACCGAACTTCTTGGCGGCCTCGTAATCGGCGGGGGTCGAACGTTGGCGGGCGAGGGCGAGGTCGGAAGGAAGCGGAGCGGCGAGCAGGGACAAGGCGACGGAGAGTTCGCTGTCCACGGTCGTCGGCTTGCCGGCGGTGTTGGCTTCCTTGGCGATGGTCACGGCGGCGGCCACTTTGCCATCCACCTTGTCTTGGGTCGCCGTGAGGTTGGTCACCACGGATTCAGTCGTCGGGGCGTTCGGCTGCGGAGGGAGTTCCGGCTGACGCGTAGCACATCCAGCCAACCAGAGCGTGACGCAGATGGCTAGGACGCGGCGCATGGGTCAGCGGCCTTTCAGCGCGTCGAGGATGCTCTTACCCTTGTCTTCGAGCTTGGCGGCTTTGGCAGCATTGTTGCGGAAGACGAGAAGTCCGGCGATGAAGCCGATGAGAAGGCCGATGAGAAAGGTGGTCATAGGTTACGCAAGTTTAGCCAGGAGCGCGGCGAGTTTGGCTTCGAGTTCGGCGATGCGGTCGGCGTCGGTCTTCTGGGGGACGTCGGCTTGGTAGGCGACGGAGACGAGGTATTCGTCGGTCATCTCCTCGTTGCCGAAAACGGAGCGACCGTCGGAGCAGGTGATGGAGAGTCGGTCGTCGGAGCGGGTCCAGGCGAGGCCGTTGTGATCGGTGAAGGTCGAGGAAGGCATATGGTTTAGAAGTAGGTGATGATGACAGCGAAGCCGTTGGCACCAGCACCGCCTGCGCCAGATGCGAAGCCGTTGTCGGATGCACCGCCGCCGCCGCCGCCACCACCAGGCCAACCGCCTGCACCGCCTGTACCTCCAGCGACGCCCGTGCGATAGTAGCCGCCGCCGCCACCTGTGCCGCCTTGCATATATTGGGTCGTGGCTGAAGTGCCAGCGGTTGCGGCTGTTCCCCCAGCAGTTCCACCAGAACCTCCAGCGATACTTGAGTTGACTCCAGAAGCACCAACATTGGCAGTAAAAAATCCGCCATCTCCTCCAGTCGCATTAGTGGTACTAGCCGCCCCGGCGCCTGCTCCACCGCCACCCCCTGAAGGTGTGATGTTTTGACCAGAGGTAGAGGTTGCAGAAGTTCCCGTGGTGGAAGCACCAGCGCCAGCACCGCCAGCCGTTACTGTGGAAGGGAATACGATTGAAATCCTAGTGCCACCCGCTGCTCCTGCTGTATTTGAACCTCCAGAGCCAAAGTTTCCGGAAATTGCTCTGTAAATGGAGAAGGTCGTGCTATTGCCGACAGTTCCGTTATTTCCTGCGGTTGTGTCAGATGTGATTGATGTTCCACCAGCAGTTCCAGCACCAACGACAACAGTTTCCGTAGAGCCTAGATATGCCGCGTTAATGCGACTATAAAAAATGCCACCAGCACCGCCGCCGCCACCACCAAAACGAGCAGAGGAAGTAGCATATCGACCGCCAGACCCACCGCCGCCGCCGCCAGCAAACAGAAGGATTTCAACCCACTTCGCACCGCTCGGCTTCGTCCAGGTAAATGAGCCGCTCGACGACGACGATCCGAACGTCTGGACATCGCAACCGCCGGAGCCGCCAGAGGAAGGAGTGACCCACTGAACATTGTAGTCGGTCGAGTTTACCTTGCTTAACACTTGCGAGGTAGTCCCGCCAGTCGGCAGAGGATTGGCGTGGACGTGGTCAGCGCGAGCGTACTTGAGGGACGTACCGACCGCCGCCGTGCCAGTAGCCGAAGGCGTGGTGGACGAAGCCTGACCGACGACAAAGGCCGTGGTGGCGATTTGGGTCGTGTTCGTGTCCGCAGTCGCCGTCGTCGAGAGAGGGGTGCCGGTTAGGCTTGGGGAGGCCGTAGGAGCCGCACCAGAGACATCGGCGACCGCAAGGGTCACCGCACCAGTACGCCCAGCCACCGAGGTGACGGGGGCCGAGGTGAGGTATCCTTGAGCCTTGACGAAGGCGGTGGAAGCCGCGGTGGTAGAGTTATCCGAGGTGAGCGGAGTCGGGATGGTGACGACGCCCGTGAAGGTCGGGGCAGACGTAGGTGCCTTGGCGTCCAGAGCCGACTGCAAGTCCGTCTGGTCGGACAGCGTTCCCGTGATGCTACCCCATGAACCCGCAACCACCCCTCCGACATTGATCGTCCAAGAGGTGAAGGTACCGCTGCCAGTATGCTGGGCGACATCCACGACCATCGCACCCGTGGAAGAGTTGTAGGACGTGACGGTCCCGTGCATATGATGGGTCGCATCATAGGCCACGATGACCGACTGCTGGGTCGTGTAGGAAAGGCCAGTCCCGACCGTGAGCGACTTACTTCCGTTGCTCACCGACAGGGAGGTCGTGGAGGTCGTGTAGTAACGATCGCCGACGACAGGGGTGTTCCAGGACAAGGCGTAATTGGTCGAACTGGTCTTGGTCAGCACTTGCCCAGTCGAACCGCCCGTAGGCACCGCCGCCGCAATGGGGGCGTAGGTCGTTGCCGCCGTCGAGGAAAGAAGATAAGGGGATAGGGCGGACGAAGTGATGTAGCCTTGCGAGGTGACCCAAGACTGGTTGGCCAGCGTCTCGGTGACTCCAGAAAGGCGAACCTTCAGGCCAGCCGATCCAAAGTTCCAGATGTCGCCGTCCGAAGGGCTGGAAGGAGTCGTGCCGAGGGGGATACGAAGTCCCGCGCCGCCGCCGTTGGATGCCTTGACTTGGACCAAGCCGGTAAAGGTCGAGCCTCCGAGCGTGGCATAGCCGGACAAGTCGCCAGCCGTAATAAATCCGCTCGGATTGCTGATGCCGTAATAAAGCCCATCAGCCGTAGACTGCGTGATGTAACCTTGAGACGTTACGAAAGACTCCGTAGCGTAGCCAGCGAAGCCAGGGAAGGCCGTGGTCTGGACGGTAACGTCCGGGAAGATGATGCCGTTTCCGTTGACAATCGTGCGTTGCGAACCCTTGACCGCTTCAAAAGTTCCGCCCTGTGCGTCGTCATAAACTCCAATAACTGCGAGCGTACCAGAATGGGTGTTTGAAATGTATGCGATGTCGTTACCTTCGCTCATGAATTGAGCGAGAGTACCGATGAAATTAAACTCACCTGCATTGATTGTAGACGATGCACCGCCACTTGCCACCGTCAGCGCGTTGTATTGCAGCTCGGCGTACTGCGTCGGGTCGCTCGACAGTTCCACGCCGAAGAAATCCGAGGACATCTCCGAGTCGATGGTGCCGCCGTGCATCGTGATCGGGCCAGGGATGTCGCCGCCCGTGAAAGGCGAAGCCGCCGCAACCCAAGCCGCATCCTTGCGCCCGTAGGTCGTGCCATCGGAAGGCGCGTCAGCGATGAAGTTGGAGGGGTTGCCAGTCAGCGGATAGAAGCCAGCCGTGACCCACGACTCGGTGGCGTAGCCGTTAAGGATGGACGTGCCGGGGTAATATACCGTCTGCTTGCCAGAGGGGAACGTGATGCCGCTAGACTCAATCGTCAGCGCACCGCCGCCGATGTCGGAATTGTTGAATTGGAGGTATTGCGGATTCAGGACGGCGGTCTTGTAGTAGCCGTCGTAAGTACGGTAGGCCGAACCGTTGTTGGACTGAAGGTCGCCAGTAATCGTGCCGCCAGACTTCTGGAGATAGGCCGACATTCCGCTGATAGTCTGGTAGGTCGCCGCCGCCGTGCTGATGGTCAAGTACGGCGTCAAGGCCGAGCTAGTGATGAAGCCGGATGGGTTGGTCAGCGGGTAGTACGTCGCCGCAGCGGTCGAGGCCGTCAGGTACGGGGCCAAAGCCGATGCCGTGATGAAGCCAGAAGGGTTGCTGGCGTCATACTTGGCGTCCAAGGCCGACTGCAAGTCCGTCTGGTCGGACAGGGTACCCGTGATGTTACCCCAGACCGCCGAGTTGGTCGTGATCCAATGGGTATTGTAATCGACCCCATCCACCTTGGCCAAGACTTGGCCCGCGCTGCCGCCAGAGGGGACGCCGACGCCAGGGGTGCCTTGGGGGCCGGGAACGCCTTGGGGGCCAGGAACGCCCGTATTGACGGTGATGCTGGCTTCGGCACCGACGACCGCGTTGACGACGCTATTGTCTAACAAGGTCGCCTCGATGACGGCGTCCTTCTGGATCACGATTTGAAGGCCCATCGGTTAGGCGAGCGTGACCTGCGGGATGACGTTGATGACGATGGTTTCCGAGTAGAAGACCACGTCGGAGATGGCGAAACGGAGGTCCCAATAGGCCGTCCCCGTGCGCCAGGACGAAGTGTCGTTATAGCGGACGGTGAAATGGGTCGGGTCGGTGATGGTCACCGTGGTCGGGAAGACCGAGCCGTGGGCGTCCTTGATGTCCGAAGTGATGGTCACGCCGTCCAAGTTGGACGGGCCGCCGGCTTCGGGGACATAGACGCACGAAGCGCCGAAGGTCTGCCCCCGCTTGAAATTGAAGGTATCCGTCGCCATAGGTCAACGCGGCAGTCAAAGCCCGCCGGCCGTCAGATGGTTTTTACGTCGTACCACCACTCGATGGTCGCCGGGTCCAGCAAATCGGAGTCGGTAAAGGCCGAGTCCTTAAACTTCTCGATATAATTGAAATTGTAGATCGTGCCGATGAACTTGCTGTCAAGGAAGGTTCCGTAGACCACGCCAGGAGGAGATGCGTCGGTGTCTCGGCTGAAAAGGCTGTTGCAGATGACTGGGAAGTCCAAGGTGATTGGACCGACAAGCTCTTGCCTAATCTTCCACAGTTCATTGTCCGAGTCCCATTCGATGCGGGCGATGACTTTCATCGAGTAGGCGATGCTGGTCGGCATGATGCCGTCCGAACCAAGCTTGGGAGGGTAACTTCCGGAGCCGGGGTCCCACGACGCAGGGTTGCCGCCGTTCATGTAGTCCGTGACAATCTGCGGGGTGCAGCGCGTAAAAATGGAATTATAACTCGGCCCGCTCCCTTTGACGATTGAAACCCAAGGTTCATGCGCGTCAAAGATGGTGTTGCCTGTGTACCAGTCGAGTCGGTCGTTGTAGTCGAAAAATGACACCGTGACATAATACTTTTCGTCGTCCGGATCTAGTTCAAAGGTTCCCGAACTAGCCATCCAAGGGCTGACAAGCAAAGGTCCTTCCGTGCGGGAGCCAATCGGAGAGACGGCGACATCGAAAATAGAAACCTGTTCGGAAGGCGTGACGTAGTAAGGCGGCTGGTCGGGCTGCTCGGTGCCGGTGCCAGGGTTCGAGTCGCCTTGGGTAAAAGGGAAACCGGAACCGACGGTGGTCACGTTGCCGTTGGCAATCTGAAGGTAATGCTTGGCGGCGCCGGTGGATTGCGGGACGGTCCAGATTCGGCATTTGAATTGCTCCGGGTTTGCGTCGGACAGGCCGAAGCCGCTGTCGCCGGTCGGCAGCGAGTAGATGTTTGTCCCGGTGCTGGTGAAATTTGTCGAGGTGCCGCCGCCGACGGACGGCTGGGGCATGATGACGCCGAGGCCGGCGGTCATGTCGTTCAGCTGCGAGGCGAAGATAGGAGCGCCGGCTTGGAAGCGGGTCACAAACCTATTTCCAGAGCCGTTGAAGCCGACGTCCTGCATCAGATCCAGCCCCCGTAGATGTCAGCGTCCCAACCAATCTTGCCGCCGTACATGATGTCGTAAGTGACTTTGTACGCGACCGTGTTGGAGCCGGTGCCGGTATTCGCGTTGCCAATCGTCTCGATGCCGGCGTGAGTCAAAAGGTACTTGTCTGGGTTTAGGCTACCAGCAATGACGGACGATGGGATGAGGTAAGCAAGGGCGGCGAGGTCGAGACGGCGGCCGACGTTTTTCGTGATGCCTTCGGCAAAGGTGGACATTCCAGCCTCAACATAGATAACGCCGCGCACGGTAGTTTGCGGGCGAAGGAATTGCATGACGCCAGCCTTGGGGTTGGGCGTATCGGTATCGGACAAACCAAAGCCTTTGAACTCCCAGCGCTTGACCGTCGAAGTGTTGACGCCTGCGACATCGGCCGCAATCGGCATGAAAATCGGACGGTTCGGGCTGTTGCGAGCATACGTCGTGTCGGGCTTTCCAGCCAGGGGTTGGGCGGCAGTGCCGATTGTCGTGTCCGTGATGGCCGTGAAATTGGGATGCGTCTGAATCGGTTGGCCCGTAGTCGCGACGACGCCTTGGATGTTGGCGTCGCTGATCCCGCCAGTACGGTTGATGCCCATGTAGTCCACCACCACGTTGGCAAGGCCGCCCTTGGTCAAGCTGACGTGCAACTTGTAGCTCTTCATGTTCTCCGCCAACTTTGAGCTGATGGCGTAAGGGTAAAGTTGAGGGGTCTGGAAGTACGTCAGCAGATTGGAAAGAACCCCATCGGCAGAGTCCAAGGTGAATGTCAGCTGCGCCTGGACAAGACCGTAGGCGTCGCAGTCAATGGTGCCGGTGGGCTGCTTTACGCCTGGGACGGTGTTGAGGCCGTCGCCAAAGTCGATGCGGGTTCCTGATTTGTATGGCATAGATTTGTGTTATTTGGCGACGTCGCTGACAGGGGTTTGATCTACGTTCTTCTCGACAAGCTTCTGGACGCCGTCGGCCGTCCGTTTGGTGTTGTCGGCGACCTCGTTGGCGCCAAAACCCGACATGACGGAAGCGATGTCGCCACCGCCGATTTGCTGAAGGGAGGAGGCAAGCAGGGCGACTGGTCCACCGGATCCAGCGTCCACAAGGTCGCCGGTATCTGAAAGGTTGCGTTTGTTTTGAGCGGTTTCCTCTTCCTGCACGGTGTTACGAAGAAACCCTAAAAGCTGCGCGTAATCGTCTTTTGTCGTTTGAGATTGAAAGAAAGTTCCTTGTTCCGATCCAGTTTGAGTAATAGATAAAACATCGGCGGCGCTTAAACCACGCTTGGCTGCGTTTTTTAAGAGGGTTGAGTAATACTCCGGAAACTTTCCGCTTTCGCGAAGTTGGCTGATGCTAGTATCATCTTTTATCCCTAGCTTTTTCCTTGTTTCATCGCGAGCTTCAGAAAGTTCAGAGGCGGCAATCGTATATCCAGCAAGTTCGGCCTGTTTGCCACCAAACAATTTTGCCGCTTTTTTCTGGAAGATTTCGACATAACGACTTGCGACAGCGCCACCACGGACGGCTTCTTCGCTATAAACTTTCATCAAACGGATACGTTCCTGCAATTGAACATTACCATCTTTAAGGATTCGCGTCAGCTCCTGGCCTGCACGGCCGAAGACTTCGGTCGTCTGTTTGGCAAGGTTGTTGGAGTTCTTGTTCTTGTCGTAAGCCTCGGCCAATTTGAACATGACGTCGGTGGCTTTGATGTGACCGGCTGTGATCTGCTCAATGGTAAAGCCCAAATCAAGGAGGGATTGACGTTGAGCGCCGTTGTGCATCTGCGCTGCGCCAATGGTCTTGTTGGCAAAACCGATAGATCGCGCCATGGTTTCCATCGAGATGCCGACTTCGGCTCCTAGCTTTGAGAACTTTTGCAGCTCGACGCGGCTGACTCCTAACTGACGTGATAATTGGTCAATTTCGCGAAACTTGTCCAAAGCGGCGGAAAAGTTATTTGCGAAAGTGTTTACCAGATTTGAAACAGAAAAGAAACTAGCCAAAGACGAAGTCAGGCTTTTCGTATATTCTTTAAACGAAGCAGCAATGGCCGTTCCGGCAATCTTGCCAGCGCTGTCGGCGCCTTTTGGGACATCGGTGAAGTCTCCGCCAAACTTTACTTTTACGTCGTCGGACATAGATCAGTTTTGGGTGTTGGGTTTGGCTTCTTGTTTGGCGGCTTCCTGCTTCTTGTAACTTTCCATCGCTTCCCATTCTTGGTCGGACACGACGGAGATGTCAGCCCCAGACGCGGCACAGTGGGCAATATGTAGCCATACGGCTTCGGACTCCGGCATCGTCCAGGCTTCTTCCAGCGTGGTTCCGTTGCGGTTCAGGCTGGCAACGACTGCCAACGGCCAAGGAAGGCCGCTGGAGTTCTTGTTGGAGTCCGACTTTTCCCAGAAACGCGGCCAGAGAGATTGGGCTTCAAAGTAATAATGCAGCTTGGCTGCCTCCGTAATGAGCGCCTTCCTGTTCCAGCGCATCTTGGCAAGCCAGAGCCCTTCGGAAAAGGTCGTCGGCTTGCGGAGTTCCGTCAGATCGTGAGAAGACAGGATGCGGGCGGCGGCCAGGATGTCGGCAGCCGTTGCGTCCAGATGGGTCAACAAGATAGGCGAACCGATGGCCTCAAGCGCCACGCGGTGACGCAAGCAGAAAGGCAACAGACGACGCCCGCAGACTTCAATCGTCGGCGGGAGTATCGTCGCTGCTTGCGTCCACCGATTAGCCACGGCGGGAAGCCCTTGCGGGCTTAAGCGATCTCCTGGTACTTAACCAGCTTGAGGGTGACCTTGCGGAAACCGTTGTTCGTGCCGGCGTCGCCCACGTCTTTGATGATGTAGGAAATACCACCGTAAGTCAGGCGCTCTCCGACGTCAGGGATGCTCGCGCCATACTTAAGGACGCCGGAAAGGGAAGTTTCCGTGCGAAGGTCGTCGAGGCGGTCGGTGATGACGCGGCCAGTCTCGTCCATCACTTCGACGTCGAGAGCCGGCTTCCTGCTAATGTCGTCGCTCTGAAGGGTAAGAAAATCGGAGGTATCGTAGAGGGCGAACTTGTGGGCGACGCCGAAGGTAGCGGGAAGGGTGGAAGCCATTGTCGGTTAGGTATGAGTCAACGCGGCAGTCAAGCCGCCGGATAGGCCGCCACAATGTTGTAAGTCAGCACGTTCCCATAGCGGCGGTCGGCTACCCCTTCGTCGTCGCTCACGATCCACGCGGCATAGTAAGTCCCGACCGTCCAGGATGACGCAAGGCCAGCCGTGTCTTGCATGATGGCTTGGACGTTTTCCACGCGCTCACGGTGTTCGGCCAGCGTTGAGTCATCGGCCGATGAGTAGACGTAAATCTTCACCGTCAGCTCAAAGTTGCCCAGCGGCTTGGCGCCGAGGTCGCGGTGGGCGGCGGCAGACTCCGCGTGAAGGATGATGATGGGGACCCCACGGATTTCGTCCGTCTGTCCGGCATGGATGGGGACGCCTGGGAGCATCGAGGCGTTGGCGTCGAACCAAGCCTTCAAGGATTGCTCCGTGATCGTGCGGATGCCGTAGACGGTGGTGCTCATTAGGTGAAGTGTTGGAAAGTGTTGGAGGTTTTGCCTTGGGCGGTAGCCAGCCAGAGGGGGGTCTTGTTTTTATTGAGTTCGGCAGCCATCTTGATGCGCATGGCGTAGGCCCGACTGTTCATTGCCGCACGGATAAGAGAGTTGAAAGTACCGCGTCCGCCTTTCGTGTTTCCAACGGTGACAGACGGAAGGTTCGGGGTGTTAGTTTCGTCTTTGCCGATGGCGTTGCCGATGCCTTCAGGGTTTTTGACCCAAGCCGGGAAAGTGGTCTTTGCGCCAATCTTTTGAGCCGCGTGAGAATAAGCAGACTTAAGGATACCGACGTCCTTCTGCTTTTTCTTGATGTAGGCTTGGATGTCCTTGTCTTTGGCAACGATGGCAAACGGCTCTTTGCTATGGCTTGCGGAAGGCTTCAAAGAGCCGCGTCCATTATCCTGGCGCAGAGACGTGTGGATACGACCAATAGCGGCCTGATCGCCAGGTTCGATAAAGACAATGGATTTCCCGTCAGAATGGGTCTTTTGAAATTGAGTCCAACGGACTTTTCGCCCTTTGGCAGCTCCGCCGCCCGTTCGCTTTTCCCACATCTTGAAAACGTCATAACGACCGATAGACGCAATCTGGCCGGAGGTCGCCCTGTCGATGGGCTGGAAAATGTGATAGACGCTTTTCGTGATGTTTTGAAGACCCTTGTCTTTTGAGTCCTTGGTCATGCCCTCTCCGGCCTTGGTGAACGGCCGCGTATAACCGACCATGTCCACGCAAAAAAGACCGGCTTGCTGACGGATGGTCTCGGCCATGCTTTTGCCGAGGACCAATGAATAGTCCTTAAGGTGGGCTAGGAACGCCGAGTCGTCCACGACGACATTCTTGTTGGCGCTGACTCCCATTTAAGCGGGTTCGCTCTTGGACTGGACGCGGACGATGACCCAGGCGGAAGGCGGGCGGTCGTTGATGGCGACGATGCGGTAGTCCGCGCCGTTGTAATGGACAAGGTTGCCGTAGATCACTACACCGGCATGGGCGACCGTGTCCGTGCGCAGGAACTTAACATCGTAGCTTGTCGAGTTCAGGAAGCCCCCGGTTTCCAAGTCTTGGCCGACCATGGGGGGCCCCATCAGGACGTTGAAGGAAATGGAAGAGCCAGAGCCACGGCGGACCGTCACGGCCTTGGGGATTTCGTTAAGGATTTCGGCGGCGTCTGCGGCCCACTCGTCTTGGATGGCTCCCATGAGTCAACGCGGCAGTCAAAAGGCGGCAGAAGCCAAGCCAGAGGGGTCTATGACCCAGCCAAAAGAAAGACCCCCATCGCTGGGGGTCTCGTACCGTCCTTTGTCCTTTCGGATTAGAGGTCGGAGATGACGACGCGGACGGCGGCGTTCGGGTTTCCGACGCTGTTGCCGACGATCCACGAAGCCGAGAGGTTCGACAGACCCTTGGTCCAGTCGTACCAGCTGCGGAGGGAGAAGGCGAAGCCGCTGTCCGTGTCCTGAACGGTGACCTGTTCGCCACCGCCGGTCGTCGGAGCGGCCGGGACGCGGGTGACGATGACGTGGCCCTGCTGGCAGGAAGCGATGCCGTTGAGGTGTTCGCCGGAAGGAGCAGCGGAGAAGCCGTTGTACTCGTAGATGTCGAGGCCATGCAGGCGGCCGACCTTGCCGTCACGGATGACGGAGGTGTCACCGATGGACAGGTACTGGGCGACGGAAGCGTCCTGGAGGAGCTGGCCGAAGGCGTCAGGGGAGAGCAGCACAGCGCGGCCGTCGAACGGCAGGTTGTACT